GGCGTCTGTACCTTAATTAAGGCGGCGCGGCCCGCGCATCCTATTTAATGCCGCCTGACGCCCGGTTCCAATCCCGAACGCCCTCCCGAACCCGAGTTCCGGTCCAACCCCGCCGCATCCCGGTCGGACAACAGCACCAGAACCCCAAAGGCACCCTATGAATGTGAAAACCTCGGCGTCACGGCCGTTCGGTCCGGACGGAGCGGCAGAACCGGGTGCGCGGCGCGAAAACCGAAAAACCCGGAGGCGCAGCCGGGAAGCGGACGGGTGCTGGTGCGATGGGCGTTTTCAAAAACCGGATCCGTGTAGTACCTCTGGTACTTCGCCCCAATACCGTTCCGACGTCCCGGCTTGCGGCTCCCGGGTTGGACCTGCGAAAATCCCGGCATCGGAAATGACACCGAAACTGCTTTCACCCGACGATCCGCGAGCCCCCAAATTCTGGATGTATGAAGAGTCTGGCGTGCTCGCGCCCGTCGTGCAGAAATATCTCGAAGGCGCAGAGCTGACGCGCCACGATGTTCAAATCATGAAAACTTACCTGCGCCAGTGGATTGACTCGCCGGTATGGCAAGGTGAACCGATCGACCGGCTGCGGCGCAGCGCGCGGATGATCTACGAGAAAGCCGACATCCACCGCTGGATTCGGGATGCGCTCGCGCTGAAGGGATCGATCCGTTATGAGCCAGTTTGAGTTCGAGGACGAAACCAACTCGCCGGCCCTCAATGAGCTGCTGCGGGAGCTGAGGCCGGCCGATCGACACGACATTGCCGATATAAAACGCGATCTCGAACGGGCACTCTCGATTGTGAGCAGCCTGTTCGAGGGCGGTATGGATCCCTTCCAGGGGTCAAAGGCGCGGCATAAAAGAACATTCCGGACGCTGGGTTATCTGGCCATCGCCCAGACAGCTCTTGAAGATGCCCTGAGGGCATTGAAGCGGTGAAGTGGTATTACGCCCTCCCTGCCCTCGCAGGCGGTCTCTGGTATCTCTGGTGCCACTCGATCGCACAGCGGCAGCAGAAACGGCGCTCGTGCTGGTACTGCGGGGCCATGCCGGGGACGCACCACACCAGAACCTGCAAGGTGAAAGTCCATGATGACGCCTGATGAGAAACGTGAGTAGCGGTTTGCCCTGGAAACTTCAGCGGAATTCGAGAACCTGGTGGATGTGGCCGGCCGCCCTTATCGTGGTTGCCGGCATTGTGGCGTTCTGGGTGTTTATCGATCAGTTCGGGGGCGGCCGATGATTCAGGATTTGACTGCGCGCCCACCGGCCGGTGGGCTTGCGCCTGAGAGTGAGCGAGGCAATACACCTGGGATTTGACTCATACGGGAGTTCTGCGACAATCTGTTCCCAGTTGGGCCCGATGCACCGTCCCGCCCGTACAATCACGCTTCCGGTCATCCCGATCCGGTGTCCGCACTGCCGGATCTGGTCGGGCAACCCGGATGTGTGCGCGCAGTGCGGCCGACAGCGCGAAGTAAATCGCCAGGTACCGCTCGATACGTCCCGGCCACGTCCCGCGCTTGCGCGCGAGGCGGATGGTTGCTAAAACTGTCGGCACGGGTGGCAGACATGGCTGTATGACCGACGTGCCGCCCGTGCCGGGGAGAACTCTGATGCCGGGAGTCGAAAGCGCCGCGTGGCTGGGGAAAGCCAAAACGAAAACGGTAAAAATCAGCGAACTGGACAGCTCTCTTTTCGTCACAAAAGAGGAAGCGGCGAAAATTCTCAAGGTTCAGACGCGGCAGGTGGAACGGCTGGCCCAGCAGGGGCGGATCGAGAAGCGCTATCTGCCACGCAAACCGAACGAGAAAGCCGCCCGGGTCGTCTATTCCCGCGCCGATATCGAAGCAGTCGCCAATCGAGAGGAGCCTGAACTCGACGATTCGGAACGTGCGCTCGTGGCCCGGCAAGCCGAACTCGCGAAGGAAGAAGCCGCCCGGCAGTTGCGCGAACGGGCCGAGGCCCTGATGGTTTCACGCAACCGCGAGATGTCCGACGCCATCATCCGGCTGGCCGATGCGCTGGCATCCCTGCGTCCCCTTGCGCCGCCGAGTCCGTTTCTGACGCTCGATGCTGCAGCGGAATATTCCGGGCTTCCACGCAAGCTGCTGCGAAGGTTCATCAGTCGCGGATTACTCTACGCAGTCCGCCATAGAAAAACGTTCTATGTGAAGCGGGAGACTTTGAATAACTTCGAATTCGGTTTAACCAATGCCGATCCGTCCTGAGCACCGGCAGTTCTACGGCGCCGACTGGCGGCGCTACCGGGGCATATTGCTTGCGATCGCGCGCAACCGCTGCGCCCTTTGCGGCGCTCAACTGCCGTCGCATCAGCTCGCCGCGGCGCACGTGACGCACGATCCGCGGGATATGGAGCTGGTCCGGATCCTCTGCATCTCGTGCCATTCGAAAAACGATGCGCGGCATTCCTTCGCGGTGGCCCGGCGGACGCGGGCGAGAAGCGCGGGGCAGCTCTGGCTTTTACCGGAATTGGAATGGGCGGCGTTTCCGGCCTGGGAGATCCCGCGCCGGGTGCTGCGGCTGGCGCAGGGGAGTCTGTTCTGAAACCGGAAGTCACGCGCAACGATACGCTCCATCTTGCAAAACTCGCCGTGGCATGGTCGAAGGCCTTCGCGGTCTACTTTCCGGGTCCCGCCGAGGAGATTGGCAAACTAGGGGCCGAAATCCTTCTCGATGCCGATATTCGCTATTGGATCTCTCCGTGGGGAGATTCGATCACGTGTGTCACTTGCCGGCTGACCAGCCGTCATCCCGATGATGTCCGGAACCACTACTGCGGCCACTGCCACGTATTTCACGACGACCCGCAGCCGCCCGATCAGGCCTGATTCAGCATTTCCTGAATCGCGAGAAGAATCACGCCCGGGGTAAACGGTTTCTCCACAAACCGCCAGCGCCTCTGTTCGAGCTCCGCCGGGTGGCCTGAAATCAGAATGACGGCGAGCGCGGGGCGCAGCACTGTCAGCGCGGCCGCGAGCACCCGCCCGGTCGTACCCGGCATCACGACGTCAGAGAGCAGCAGATCGATCGGCAAGCCCTGCCGCTCAAACGCCATCGCCTCGTCGGCCGAGGAGGCCGCAAGGACGGTGAAGCCCGCACGCTCGAGCAGCGTTCGCAGAAATCCCAGCACGACCGCATGATCCTCGACCACCAGAATTGTCACTTCAACCCAAGCATGTGGTGATTCCAAAACGGGCGTAAGGTTTATTTCCGGCTTTTCTCCACCGGCCCGGTTCAAAATCCTGTTGAATAGCGGCGGCGGGTCCGCACCGGAAGCACGCCCTGTCGCGCTGTCGAGCGCATTGCACCGGTCTTCAGCAGCCGTCGCTCAAAGGGCTTCGGTTGTCCCGCGTTTGTCCCCCTTTAGCCCCATAACCAAACCATTACATTCAGATAAGTGCCGTGAAATCTTTATGTTGTGAGATATGTACTATTTCGTACATTTCATTCATAATAGACTCCGTGCCATCCCGACGCGCGCCTGTCGTCCCGATCGATTCCGGCAGTCACCAGGCGAGAGTCTTCGCCCGCCGCGACGCCCTTGTCGCACGTAATCTGCGCATGGTTGACAGGATCGCGCGCAAGGTTCACAAAGGCCTTCCGCCTTCGTTCGAACTGGCGGACCTCATCGGAACCGGGCGGTTCTGGCTGCTGCGGGCCGCGACCCGGTACCGTCCGAGTGAGCACGGAGAGACACCATTCCGGGCTTTTGCGTGGCCGATCGTCCACGGCGCCATCGTTGAGTCAGTCCGGCGGAAATGCTATTCGGAACACACGCGCGCGCCGCTCGATCCCGAAAACGAACCCGCATCAATCCCTGATTTTGATTCGACGATCGATGTCGAAAAACGCTCCCGATCGGTGGCGCTTGCGATCGACTGCCTGCCCGAACGGCAGAAACACCTGATTGAGCTCTACTTCGGGCCGGCCGAACCTTCGCTCCGCGCGGTTGCGAAGGAGCTCAACTGTTCCTTCGCTACGGTCCGGCGCGATCGCGACGAAGCGCTCGACCGGCTGCGGATGCTGCTCGGGGCGTGAGTTTATTTTTGTTTGCTCCGCGCCTGGCAGCCGCCAGGCTTGGGCCAGAGATCGCTTGGGGTCAGAGGTTCATCTCAATCTAGCCATCTTCGGAAAAACTCTGGAGCAAGGCTGGCGGCTGCCAGCCGCCGCAGGGAAAACAAAAAGACTCGTGAGCACTTTTCTCTCGTCTCTGCCGACTAAGAGAGTACAGACCTCTCCGTGATTCCCCAAACCTCAAAACCAGTCCGGCCGCCTTCGGCCGAAGACCGTCAGCGCCTCACCCAGATTTCGCAGATCGTTGACCGGTTGGGCCCGCTCGAGCGAGACACCGCTCCATGGCTCCCGAAGATCAAAGAAGCCGAAGATCTCCGTAAGCAGCTCAGAGCCCTCTACGAATCCTCGCCGGCAGCCGAAGTCTATGAAGCCCTCGGCCAGGATTACACGGCTCTGGTCGGACCGAAAGGGAAGAAGACCCTCATCGACTATCCCCAATTGTGGAAGCGCGCCGGCATCGCCATGATGCGGAAAATCGCCACCACCACGCTCGACGCGATCAAAGAGCACTGCGGCCCGGAAACTCTCGCGCTCGTGACCACTCAGGAGCTTTCCGGCTACAGGACGATCAAGATCTTCGCCCGCGCCGAAAAGAAGGCTGCTTGATCCACACCGGCGACGCCCTCGCCGTTCTGAAACGGCTCGACAGCGAAACGATTCAGACGTGCGTAACGAGCCCGCCCTACTGGGGCCTGCGCGATTACGGAACCGCGAAGTGGAAGGGCGGCGAACCGGACTGCGACCACACCCGCAAAGTTACTCCTGGCACCGCGTCCATTGCGAAATCGACGCTGGGACGGAACCGGGACGGCAGCAGCAGCGGACAGAAGACCAACGGGCATCAGCAGGAAGGATTCGGTTCCCATTGCGGCAAGTGCGGCGCGCGGCGCATCGACGACCAGCTCGGCCTCGAACCGACGCCGGCACTGTACGTCGAACGGCTGGTCGCGATCTTCCGCGAAGTGCGGCGCGTCCTGAAAGCGGACGGCACGTGCTGGCTGAACCTCGGCGATTCGTATGCCGCCAGTGGCGGCGGTGGCGAATCGAGAATGATCGAAATGTACGGCGCATCGAGTTCCAAATGCAAAGGGATTCATTCAGCGGCGGGTAACGGGCAAAAAAGCGGCACCAAAGGTTGTGAATACCCAGCATTGAAACCGAAGAACCTCGTCGGCATTCCGTGGCGCGTCGCGTTCGCGCTGCAGGCCGACGGCTGGATACTGCGCTCGGACATCATCTGGGCGAAGCCGAACCCGATGCCGGAGTCGGTAACGGACAGGCCAACGAAAGCGCACGAGTACATTTTTCTGCTGGCGAAAAGCGCGAAGTATTTCTACGACGCGAAAGCGGTCGCGGAACCAAGCGTCGATCCACCCGGAAAAGGACGCGGCGGCAGTTTAAGCAGAACCGGTACAGACGCTTTTGTAAGTGCCAAATCGCATAGGGGCAAGCCAGCAGTATCAAGTGGAACCCGCAATCGCCGCACGGTCTGGACGATCACGCCGCGCCCGTACAAGGGCGCGCACTTCGCCACGTTCCCGACGGCGCTGGTCGAGCCGTGCGTGCTGGCCGGTTCGCGGCCGGGCGACACCGTTCTCGATCCGTTCTCCGGCGCCGGAACAACGGCTCTGGTCGCGCGACAGCTCGGCCGCAAATTCACCGGCATCGAACTGAATCCGAAGTATGTGAAGCTCAGCGCGCAACGGCTCGATGAAAAGGCGCTGGCTGCATGAGCATCCTGCCTGATCTGGTGGCCGCGCTGACCTAATTCGCCACTGGCGCGCTGATTGGCGCCGACGCGATTCTGCAGATGGTTCCGGAAGAACAAATAGCCCGCCCGATGCTCTCCACAGTTGAAGAAATTATGAATCTGATCCGCCGGAAGCAGCTTATAAATGCCCCGATCACCGTTTCGGAAGCAAAGCTCCTAAAACTGGTCGCTGAATCCTGGCACAACGGCGACACCGCGAACGAGCTGGCGCCGGAACTGGCGGCGGGCGCAGATAAAGGCGCGGAATGACGAAACCGCTGCTGATCGCAGAACTGAAACGCGACGAGGGCCTGAAACTTTTCGCCTATGACGACGCGACCGGCAGGAACATCGTCAAACTCTCGACCGTAGTCGGCCATCCATCGATCGGCATCGGCCGCGCTCTCGACGTCCACGGAATCACGGAAGCGGAAGCGGAGTATTTATGCTCGAACGACATCGACGTCATTACAGCGGCTCTCGTTAAAAACTACGCCTGGTTTCCCTGGCTAGATGACGTGAGACAGAGAGTCGTGGCCAATATGGCGTTCAACCTCGGAGTTGCGGGACTCGACACTTTTCACCAGACCCTCGATTTTATCGGCCGGCATCAGTTCGGCCTCGCTTCGAAAGAAATGGAAAACTCCGCCTGGTATCGCGAGACCGGAGAGCGCGCGAAACGCCTCGCCCAAATGATGGCGACCGGACGCGCATGAAAGGAATTTTGAATGTGGATACACCTTCCGTCCTCTCTCTGTGCGCCGGAATCGCTGGCATCGACCTCGGACTCAAGCTCGCTCTGGAAGCGGTGCGCACAGTCTGTTACGTGGAGCACGAAGCAACGGTCTGCGACAAGCTGGTCGCGCGCATGGAAGACGGCTCCCTTGAAGATGCGCCTGTTTGGACGGATGTTAAAACCTTCCGCGGCCAACCGTGGCGCGGCCGCGTGGATATCCTCACTGCCGGTTATCCCTGCCAGCCGTTCAGTTGTGCCGGAAAACAGCGCGGCGAAAAAGATCCGCGTCATCTCTGGCCTGATGTCGCACGGATCATCCGCGAAGTTCAGCCGCCCGTCGTCTTCCTCGAAAACGTCGAGAACCATCTGCGCATCGGATTTCACGCAGTCGCAAAAGAGCTACGAAGCATGGGTTACGAACTTGAGGCGGGAATCTTTACAGCGGAGGAAGTCGGCGCGCCTCACCTCAGAAAACGGCTCTTCGTCCTGGCCTACCTTCGATGGAGTCTGCAGGCCGGTGATTGTGATGCCATCGGGCCGCGTTCAGAAAATCGGAGCAAAAAGCGGAATACGAGGCGGCGGATCGTTGGTCGATACAGTGCAGAATTGGCCGACGCCGCGCACGCAGATGACGCGCATCGCGAAGGTGAATCGGGGCAAGCACAACCTGGAAGAAGAAATCGTGAACTGGCCCACGCCGAAAGCCGACGATGGCCCACACAACGGAAGAACAATGAGGTCGAGCAATTACCAGGTCGATCTCCCGTGGGCTGCTATTTGTTTCCGCCCGGACCTGCCGACCTCGACCGCTGGCGCGAAATCCTCAGATGCGACCCGGCGCTTGAACCCGGTGTTTGTCGAGAGTCTGATGGGATTTCCGCGCGGGTGGAGCGACTGCGCGCCCTTGGCAACGGCGTCGTACCGCTTGTGGCTGCATACGCATTCCGCACGCTTGCGCGAGCTGCCTGGGCGCGATGCGAAGCCCTCCCGGAAAGCAGCCTGAGAGCGGCCGCATGAGCACTTTTTTCTGCGCCGTGCCGACTAAGTAAGTGCAGGAGGCCGCAGTTTTTCTCCGAAGGCGAACTGTGACTGATATGGCGGAAGCCTGTCCTCCCTCCTCTGCAGCAGCCCCTTCATGGTTCGCCCTGCGGCTTCGCTCGAATCAGGATTTCAAGGTAGCGGAAACTCTCGGGCGCCGCGGCTTCATCTGTTTTTTACCCTTTTACAAAGAAACGAATCGCTGGTCCGACCGGATCAAAGTCATACACCGACCATTTTTCCCCGGATACCTTTTCATACAAACCGAGCAGACCCGATTCGCCGAAGTCGTCGCCACGCAAGGCGTAGTCCAGATATTGCCCTCCTCCCTCAACCCTTCCGAGATTCCCGATCGTGAGATCCGGAATCTCAGGACAGCCCTTGACTCCAGATTGATCGTCAGCCCGCATCCGTATGTGATCGGGTCGAAAGTCATCCTGGATTCAGGGCCGCTTGCAGGATGCGAAGGAATCGTGGTCAGGACAAAAGGCTCGACGAAACTGGTCGTCTCGATCGAGATCCTGCAGAGATCGTGCGCCGTTGAAATAGACCACGCTTCTTTGAAGGCCGCATGAATGAATCGGATCCCATCCCGGCCGGCGTGTGGGAAAAGGAAAAACGCGAGCCCGTATTATTTCAGGGGCCATGCGTCCGTTGCAAAATCAGCCATCGCGAGCTGTTCTGCGGAGTCTGCGTGAAACCGCTTTGCTCGATCTGCCTCATTGAGCACAAAAAAGAAGGCTGTCCTCCCCACCACGAGAAACCGTGACCCTGATCTACGTACGCTGGCGCGACGCCGTCAACTCGAATTCTCAGCATGCGATTTCTTCACTGGGCGATCTCGCCGAGCTGCACGAAGTGGGCTTTCTGCTGAAGGAATCGGACGACACGCTGACGCTCGGCACCGAATCACCTGGTGACGGCCTTGAGGCACGGTTCTGGCTGACCATTCCCAAAATGAACATCGTCGAAATGCGGCGCACTACGCTCGCAAAGGCTTTCCCGAAACCTCGCGTGAAACGCGAGCAAGCTCATGCAGCCCTGCCGGCCGAGTTAGACATTTGACGCTTGGCGGCCACGTTTTTCGCGCCCGTAAGTCTTTTGGATTTGATTGCTGAGCCTTGCGAGTTGCACATTTTCAGCATTTTGTTCATCTCATGAAAGCCGTTTCTGAAAAGCGCAAGTACCTGACAGAACAAGAGTTAAAGCAGTTCCTCGGCGTCGTAAAAACGCCGCGGGATCGCGCAATCTTCGTTTTAGCGTACTGGCGAGGGCTTCGTGCCTCTGAAATCGGCCGCATTCCCTGGTCGGACTGGGACCAGAAAAAGAAGAAGATCTACATCTCCCGGCTGAAGAGTTCGCTCTCGGGAGAATTTCCTCTCTCGCCGCATGAGACCAAAGCGCTGAACGACTGGAAAGAAGTCCGGGGCAACGATCCCGGGCCTCTGTTCCGATCGCGGCAAAGCTCGAGTTTCACGCTGGCTGCGACGGGCAAGAAAGCTCCCGGCATCGGCCGCGGAATGATTCACAGCCTGTTCCGAAATTACGCAATCAAAGCCGGCCTGCCCGAGCATTTGCGCCACCCCCACTCTTTGAAACATTCGCTCGGCACGCATCTGATCGGCAAGGGAATCGGAATCTATGACGTTAAGGACTGGCTCGGCCACCGCGACATTCGCAGCACGATGGTTTACGCGCAAATGCGAAACGCCGAACGCGACGCTGCGGCTCGCAAAGTCTATGAACAGGGATGAATTCCAAAGTGATGCAGGATCAGTTGTTGTTGTTACTTGTTTTGTGGTCGCCCCAATGGAATGCAACTCGATGAATGAATGTCCGCGCGTCGAGGGTGTGTACCCGTTTCTGTTCAGAAAATATAGTGACCAACAGGCGTAAAACTTTGACGGTTGATTTGAAAGTCACGATCCTGCTGAACGACGAGCACTACAGGCCTGGCCTCGAGCGGATCCTCGGCGCGTTCCTTTTGCATTTGAAAGGTGTCGACGCCGTGAACGTTGAAGAAGAAGAAACCGATATTCCGAAATAGACGGCAACTGCCGGACGTAACGACCCGCGTGGCCGTTTTTTTCAAAGCTCGTCGTCTCTTCCGCCCGGAGTTGCCGTACTTAGGAAGTGTACTTCAGCAGCGATCGAAGGCCCATGCCGTTTGCACTTCAGACCCCTTGCTCAATTCTCGGATGCGTTTCCATGTCAGCCGGCCGAGGCAAGTGCGCAGCCCATCAAAGACGCGCTGAAGAGATTCGAGGTACAGCAACAGACCGCGGCTACGACGCAAACTGGCGCAGGCTCCGAACAATGTTTTTGGCGCGGCATCCAATCTGCGAAGACGAATTTAAGTGCAACTCAATTGCGACCGATGTTCATCACCGGATTGCGAAACGAAAAGGCGGCACGAACGCTTGGGCCAATCTTCAAGCCCTATGCCACAAATGCCACAGCCGAAAAACTTTGGCGGGATCTTAACCACGCAATTATTTCCAACCCGGAATGTTGGGGAGGGGAGGTCGAATTCTCCAGGCCTGCGCCGCCGGGAACCGCTGCGGGGCTCTTTTCACGCGCGTCCAAAATCAGAATTTTGAGTTTTCGATCATGCCCGGCCGCCCTTCGACCCCGACGAACATCCTGAAGCTGCGGGGAACCGCCCGCAAGTGCCGGCTCGAGCGGCGCCGCGGCGAACTGGCGCTCCCTCCCGCGGTATTGCTGCCGCCGGCGTTTCTGCCGCCTGAAGCAATCGCGGAGTGGGAACGGGTCACGTCGCTCTCGAAATACGCCAAAGCGCTGACCGAAGCCGATCGGCCGACGCTCGCTTTGTACTGCGGGCTGCATGCGGAGTGGGAGAAATCGTTCCTCCCCGGCAAAAAAGGCAAGCCGATGCAGACGAGCCGTATGGCTCTTTATATGAACGTCGCAGGAAAACTCGGGATGAATCCTTCCGACCGGGTCAGAGTGCATGTCCCGGCCGAAGAAAAACCTGAAAACAAGTTCGCGCAAATCACCTCGGGAAGTCAGCCACACAGATAGAGCGGCCGAGTACTGCCGTGATGTGATCGCGGGCCGGATACCGGTCTGCAAATGGGTGCGTCTGGCATGTGAGCGGCAGACCGCGGATCGGAAGCGCAGGAACTGGGATTTCCGCTACGACACTGCGCGGGCAAACCGGATGTGCGCCTTCGCCGAGTGCCTGCCCAACATCAAGGGCAAGTGGGGCGGCGATTCGCTAAAGCTCGAACCGTGGCAGTGTTTCATTTTTTGCACGGTGTTCGGCTGGGTCCATAAAAAGACCGGTCTCCGACGGTTTCGCACCGCGTATAACGAGCTTCCGCGCAAGCAGGGCAAGAGTACTCTCTCTTCCGCTGTCGGCCTCTACATGCTGACCGAGGACGGCGAGGAGGGCGCGGAAGTCTACTCTGCTGCCACGACGCGGGATCAGGCGAAGATCGTCTTCGGCGACGCCCAGTCGATGGTCCGAAGGACTCCCGATTTCCGGGCGCATTACGGCGCCGAAGCCAACGCGCACACGATCAACGTGCTGCGGACGGCGTCGAAGTTCGAAGCGCTGTCTTCCGAAGGCGACACTCTCGACGGGCTCAATATCCACTGCGCGATCGTGGACGAGCTGCACGCGCACAAGACGCGCGACGTATGGGACGTCCTCGAGACGGCAACCGGGTCGAGAGAACAATCTCTGATCTGGGCCATCACGACAGCTGGCTCGAACAAGACCGGGATCTGTTACGAGCAGCGGGATTACCTGACGAAAGTTCTCGAGAGAACGATCGAAGACGAAACGTACTTCGGGCTGATTTACTCGATCGACGACGGGGACGAGTGGAATTCAGAGGCGGCATGGAAGAAGGCCAACCCGAATTACGGCGTTTCGGTTCTGGCGGAAGACATCGCCCGTCTGGCGCACAAAGCGTCGCAGACGCCGGCCGCGGTAAACAACTTCCTGACCAAGCGCCTGAACGTCTGGGTGCAGTCGGACGCAGGGCTGATCGATATGCGGGCCTGGCAGGAATGCGCGGACCCGAAGCTGAAAGCCGAAGACTTCGCGGATTGTCCCTGCTGGACGGGAGTCGATCTCGGGTTCGTGGATGATATCGCCGCGGTGGTGACGGTCTTCATGCGTGACGGCATTCCGCATATCTTCGGCCGCTACTATCTGCCCGAAGAAACGATCGCGGAATCCCGCAATTCGCAGTACTCGGGCTGGCACCGGATGGCGCGGATCGTCGGGACCGAGGGCAATGTGACGGACGAGGACCGGATCATCGACGATCTCGCGGAAGACTTCGCCCGCTACGACGTGCGCGAAGTGGCCTTCGATCCCTATAACGCTTTGAAGATCACGAACCCGTTGCTCAAGCGCGGAATGAACGAGAAAAAGATGATCGCCTTTCCCCAGACCGTCGCCATGATGAGTCCCGCGACCGAAGGATTGATGAAAGCAGTCCGGGCGGGCGAAGTGAAGCACGACGGCTGCCCGGTGCTCACCTGGGCCATGTCGAACGTGGTCGGCCATTACGACGCGAAGGATAACGTGTACCCGAAAAAAGAACGGCCCGAGAACAAGATCGACCCCGCGATCGCGCTCATCATGGCGCACGCGCGGGCCAAAGTCGGCAGCGGCGGATCCGTTTACGAAGGCCGCGGAATGGTGACGCTCGGTGATTGAAACGCTCACAAGTCTGGCGATCCGCGCAACGGGAATGGACATATCGCCCTCGAGCGCGGGCGGCGTGTCGATGGAGAATCCGCGCAACTCGCTCGCGCGTGTCTTCGACACCGAGCCGACCTTTGTGGGGCGTTCCGTCAGCGAAACAAGTGCGCTTACGACCTCCGTTGTGTGGCGCTGCGTCTCGATCATCTCGGGCGCCACAGCCAAGACGCCGACTAGGATTTACCGAAGGACCTGGAACGGCAAGCAGCTGGCTCCCGATCATTACCTCTACAAGCTTTTCTGCGGTTCGGCCAATCCGCGGATGTCCTCGTTCCGGTTCTTCCGTTTGATGCAGGCGTGGCAGTTGCTCTGGGGCAATGCATATGCCGAGATCGAGATCTCAGGCCGCGGCCAGATTCTCGCCTTGTGGCCGATGCGTCCCGACCGGATGCGTATCATGACCGCCGAGGACGGCTCGCTGCTCTACATCTACCAGCCGATGGCGCAGGGGATGCAGCCCCGGGTCATTGACGAAGCCCACATGTTTCACCTCCGCGGCCTCGAACTCGACGGCGCCGTCGGCCTCTCGGTAATCGCCCATGCACGGCAGGCAATCGGTCTGGCAATGGCGGCCGAAGAGTATGGGGCGCGATTCTTCGGGAACAACGGGCGGCCGGGCATGGTGCTCGAGCATCCCGGGCAGTTGAGCGACAAAGCAACCGCGAATCTGCTGAAGTCGTGGAACCAGCTCCATCAGGGCCTGCAGGGCGCGCACCGCGTCGGCGTGCTCGAGGAGGGGATGAAGGTCCACGAAGTCGGGATCCCTCCGGAGGACGCGCAGTTCCTGCAGACACGGCAGCATCAGGTCGTCGACGTGTGCCGCTGGTACGGCGTGCCGCCCCACAAGGCCGCTGCGCTCGAGCGGGCCACGAATAACAACATCGAGCAGCAGGCGCTCGAGTTCGTGCAGGACTGCATGGAAGACCACTTCGCTAACTGGGAAGCGGAGACCATCCACACGCTTCTCAGCCAGCGGGAAGCGATGACGGTCTTCGCCGAGTTCGACCGGGCCAAATTGCTCAAGGGCGATTTCAAGTCCCGGGCCGAGGGGCTCTCGATACTGCGGCAGAACGGATTCATCAACGGCGATGAGGGGCGCGAAGATCTCGGGATGAACCCGATTCGGGCAGCGCAGGAAACGGACACGCCGGGCATGAAGTACATCGTGCAGCTCAACATGCAGGAGCTCGATCAGGTGGGCGAAAACGCGGAAGTGGCGATGGATAACGCCACGCAGGACAACTCACAGACCGAGGACGCAAAACCATGATCAAACGCATATTCTCCGCGGCGAAGAAAGACACGACGCTCGAACTGCTCGTATACGAAACGCTCGGAGAAGACTGGTTCGGAGGCGGCGTCACAGCCAAAAACGTAGCGGCGCAGATCAAAGCGGCCGGCGACTTCTCCTCGATCTCGATGCGCATCAATTCACCGGGCGGGAGCGCTTTCGAGGGCGTGGCGATTGCCAATCTGCTGCGCGCGCAGGGCAAACCTATCGCGGTCTCGGTCGATGGCGTGGCGGCGTCCGCGGCTTCCATTCTTGCGATGTGCGGCGACACGATCGAGATGGGGACGGGCGCAATGATGATGATCCACAACGCCTGGACCGTTGCCGCGGGCGATGCCAACGCATTCCGCGCCATCGCGGACACCCTCGATCTGGTGTGCGCTTCGGTTGCCGAAGCCTACACGGCGAAGACAGGAAAGACGCTCGCCGAAGTGCAGGCTCTGATGGACGCCGAAACGTGGATGTCGGCCGAAGAAGCCGTCCGGCAGGGATTCGCCGATTCCGTAGTCAAGCAGAGCGCTGACGAAACAAAGCAGGCGCGCGCACTGGCAGCCAGCTTCAAAATGCAGTACCCCAAAGCGCCGGCATTCGAGCAGCAGGAACCGGAACCGGAATCAGAGATTCTTCCCGATCCCGTGCCGCAGGCAACAACGCCTGTCGACTGGGAAGGCCAGCTGTCAGTCCTCAGACGGCGACTGGATCTGGCCGGGAAGTAAGCACGACCGGCCTGCACCGTCGTGAGACAGAGCGGGCCGGATTTCAAAAAGAAAACTACCGTCGTGAGACGGGAGGAGACGCAATGAACCGAGTACTCGAATTAAAGCAGCAGCGCGCCGCCCTGATCGCTCAGGCGGGGCAGATTTTGACGAAGGCCTCCGACGAGAAGCGGGCGCTGACGGCCGAAGAGGAGGCGCAGTACAGCGCGCTCTTCGCGGATGCGGAGAAGTTCCGCAAGACCGCGGAACTGGAAGAGAGCCATGCAGCCGTACAGGCGCAGCTCGCAACGTCCGCGGCATCGGAAGCCGAGCTTCGGGGACGTCAGAACGCCGGATCCTCGCCGGATCAGATCAAAGAACAGCGCGCTACCGCCATCCGCAGCTATCTGATGAACGGCTCGGTCGCGCCGGAATACAGCTCCATCCTGCTGCCCGGTAATCAGGGCGCACACGACTTCCGCGCGGCTGCGCAGACGGTCGGCACCGGATCGTCGGGCGGCTACACGGTACCGCAGGGATTCTGGGCGGAGGTCATCGCGGCGATGAAGTTCTTCGGCGGGATGCGGGCCGCACGCACGCGCAAGATCTCGACCACCATGGGCAACGCGCTGCCGATTCCGACCACCGATGACACCGGCAACACGGGCCGGCTGCTCGCCGAAAACGGCGCCATCACAAACACGGCCGTTGCCTTCGGCCAGGTCACACTCAACGCCTACAAGTGGTCGTCCGACAGCCTGCTCGTGCCTTACGAGCTGCTGCAGGATTCGGGAGTCGACATCGAAGCATTCCTGATCGAGCGACTGGCCGAGCGTCTGGGCCGCGTGCAGAACACCTATTTCACCACCGGCACCGGATCGAGCCAGCCCCAGGGTGTTGTGGCCGGAGCCACGCTCGGCAAGACCGGCGCCTCCGGTCAGACCGGCACTTTGATTTACAACGATCTGGTCGACCTGAAGTACGCCGTCAATCGCGCCTACCGGCAGAATGCCGAGTGGATGATGAACGATGCCACGCTGGCCGTGATCCTCAAGCTGGTCGACGGCTCCTCGCGTCCGCTGTTCGAATCGGCTTACAACGTGAGCCTGCAGTCGGGCGAGCCCGATCGTTTGCTGGGACAGCCCGTCATCATCAACAATGACGTGGCCACCATGGCCGCCAGCGCGAAGTCGATCCTCTACGGCGATTTCGCCAATTACTGGATTCGCGACGTGATGGCAATGATGCTGCTCCGGCTCACCGAGCGGTACGCCGATAACGGGCAGGTGGGCTTCATCGCCTTCATGCGTTCCGACGGCAAGATGGTCGACGCCGGACAGCATCCGGTTCAGTACTACATCAACGCCGCTTCGTAATTCCCTCGCGTAATTCCCTGACCAACACGGGGGCGGGTTCCTCACTCGCCCCCTTTTGTTTCCTCATCCGGAGAAAAGCCCAAGCCATGCTCAAAAATCTCATCAAAGAACTGAAGCCGGTCGCTGCGATCGCGCCGGTAGTCGCGACCACCACCGTGCTCTCGAGCGCGTGCGACACGCAGTATTTCGAGGGCGCCATTGCCCGCGTCCACATCGGCACGTTCGGTGACACGCAAAGCGCGACCGTCTACATGGAGGCCGAGCTCCAGGACTCTGACGACAACATCACCTATGTCGCGGTTGCCAACGCGCTCCTGACCTTCGCAGGCACGGGCTCTGTGAGAACAGGCCATGCGGTGGGGACGTTCCTGCAAACCAAAACCACCGGGGCGACCGATCTCGCGGGCCTGTACGAAGCCGGCTATCTGGGCGGCAAGCGCTACCTGAAGATCAATCTCCGGCTGACCGGGACCCATACCAACGGGACGCCCGTATCGGCCGCGTTCACGCTCGGCAACACCGTGTTCGGGCCGGCCCAGTAATGCGGATCCGGTTCCTGCATTCGATCTCCTCGGCCGACGGCTGGTCGCATCCGCCGGGGAAGACCGTCGATTTCCGCGATGACGTAATGGCGGCGAAGTTCGTGCGCTCCGGCATTGCCGTTCCTGTCATTTCCGACCTCGAGATCGCAGTTCCGGCGCCACCGGAACGGCGCACGAAGAAACGCTGATGTCCTGGTCTCTCCGTCAAATAGCTCCGCCTGCAACCGAACTGCTCAATCTGACGCAGGCCAAAGCGCAGAGCCGTATCGATTTTTCGGACGAGGACGATTACATAACGGGGCTGACGGTGGCCGCGCGGGCCGCGATCGAAGAGTACCTGTCGCGCTCGCTGATCACGCAGACCTGGGTACTCGGCATCAATGGATTTCCCTATCAGGACCGCATCCTGCTTCCGCGCGGTCCCGTGCAATCGGTAACGAGCATCATTTACACCGATTCGAAACTCGTCCAGCACACCATGTCCGAAGGCGACGACTATCTGGTCGACAACTATGCGGAGCTGGCTGAAATTGTTCTCCCATACGGAAAGGTCTGGCCCGAGGCCGTACTGAGCACTAAACGCCCGGTGGTGATTCAGTATGACGCCGGCTACGGCGACGACGCGAGTCAGGTTCCGCCGCAGATTGTGCTCGCTGGTTATCACCTGACGGCCGACTGGTACGAAAACCGGGAAGCGATCAACATTTCGCGCACCGCGTCAGCCGTGGTCGAGCTCCCGAACGCCTTCAAAGCTTTGCTCGTGTCTTATCGTCTGCGCTATTCCGGACCGTTCTGAATGTCGACGACTCTCTTCCCGAAAGGCGGGCAGTTTAACCGGCGGATCGTTATCGAGTCCCAGGCGGCGGGAGTCGACAGCTTCGGCCAGCCTTTGGATATCTGGATCGAAGAGTTTACCTGCTTTGCACAGATCGATCCCTATGTGGGACTGATCTCGGGTTTCGCAATCAAGCCTACGCCCGACCACGCGGTGGCTCCGCTGACGATCAACCTCCGCTACGGCACGGGGAAGAACATCACGACCAAAATGCGGGCAAGAAACCTGTCGAGCGGAGCGATTTACAACATCCTCTACGTGGCTAACCCGGAGAGTGCGCAGCGCATCACGCAGCTGGCTTGTCAGGTGGCGACTTAGATGGCGCGCAATGCGGTAACGCCGAGAGGCAAGGCCGCCCGCATCGAGGGAATCCCCGAGCTGCAGGCCAAAATGGCGCAGATTATCGACCGGGCCTCGGGCACCGAAGCCAAGAAGATCTGGATGAAAGCGGCGCTCGTGTTGCGCGACGAAGCGCGGGATCTGGCGCCGGTGATCAGGATACCCAAGCCCAATCCGCGGCCCTGGCAGGTTCCCGGGACTTTGAAATCCGCCATCTTCGCGGCTTACGGAGATCCCTCGAAGCCCAACGTGATCGTGGGCGTGAATTATCACCTGGCTCCCCAGGCGCACTGGATCGAGTTCGGAACAGCCAAAGCAGGCGCACAGCCTTACATGCGGCCGGCTCTTACCGCTACCAGGTCAATGATGGTCGCGATGATCGCGGAAGGCTATAAGGCGCTGATCGAGGCCTCCGCGTGACGATCGAAGAGCGGCTGTACGAGCTTCTGTCTCCCTTCGTCATCAGACTCTATGGAGTTACTCCCCCCGCGGGAACGCCGACGCCATACACGGTCTACCTGATCGTGGCGCAGGAACCAATGCACAGCATGGGAGACGGAACGGTAACCGCGCTGAAGCACTGGCAGATCCAGTTCTCGTCCTACGCGGACACGTACCCTCCGGCCCAGGCGCAGACGCAGGCGATTGTCGATTTCCTGCTGCCGTTCCGGGACGACGGGATCAAAGTATGCCTGCTCAGCCGGAGGCATACGGTCCTCGATTTACACGTCAAGCTTCCCGAAAGCATGGCTGAGTTCGACATTCTGGAGAGCATCGCTTGAACGAAGAAACCGCACTTAGAATTGCCGCGGCGCTCGAGGCTCTGGTGATGCTGATGCACGGAGCGATGTCGGGCGAAGAAGCCGAAGCCGGACCGCTGATGGTCATGACGCAGCAGGGCATGGTCCAGGTCGGTGGTGTTCAGGTCGGTAAGTGAAAGTCCTTATCGCAATCCACGGCGCGCACTCGGAGCCCGAACGGATGGCGGCGCAGCGCGAAACGTGGCTGAAGGATCTGAAGGGCGCGGATTACAAGTACTTTTTGGGAGAGCCTGCAGGCCTCGATACGGATGTCGTCTACGGATCTTATCCCGACGGCCCGAACTGGGAAGGCCACCGGCGTACATGGGCCATCAACCGTAAGACCGAATCGCTCGCCCGGTTCGCAATCAAAAACGGCTACCACTACGTTTTCAAATGCGATGACGATACGTATGTCCGGACGGACAAGCTTCTCGCGAGCGGCTTCGAAGCGCACGATTACACGGGCTTCATGGGCAGCCACTACGATTTCGAATCAGGCCACCCCTATGAGTGGGCGCAGGGCGGTGCCGGTTACTGGCTCTCACACAAGGCGATGCTGTTGGTCGCGACAGGCCTGACCCGCATACGCGCGGAAGACTTCGCCGTCGGGCAGCTTCTCGCCCTGAACGGCATAGCGGCTCATCACGACGATCGGTATCAGCCGGCTGTCAGTCAGCAGGATATCGAACATCCGGACAGCCGGATGATTACGTTTCACAAAGTCGATCCGGAATCGATGCGCCGCCTTCACAACGGTTTCTAAGTTCCCCCGGCAGTTTTCCAAACCAACCAAGGAGCAACACCAATGGCAACGATCATCAACACCTTCACAGACACTATCGCGATCACTTACACGGGCAACGGCAAAGCCGTCTCCACTCCGGTCGGCAGCTACACCGGCACGGAAGATGCCGGCGTCTCGACCGTCGTCACAGCGGCAACCACCAATCAGGCCATCTCGATCAGCTTTCCCCATGCCACGATCAAGGCGCTCGTAATGAGCTGCGATCAGGACGTCACCGTCAAGATGAACTCGACCACCACGCCGACCGAGACATTCTCAATCAAAAAGACCTCCGGACTCGTCTGGGGAGTGGACTATGCGACTGCCTGCCCGTTCCTCACCGACGTCACCGCGATCTATGTGACTAACGCGGGCTCGACCGACGCGAAGTTCAACCTCCGCGTGCTGTACGCATAAGCGGCTTCCCTCTCACAACGAATAACTACCGTCGCGACGACGGAAGGAAAACAATATGGCATTCACAGCAGCGTTTGGAACGCTCCTCGAAAAGGAGACTGCGCCCGGGTCAGGCTTGTATACGACCATTGCGCAGATCGGCCACGATATCACCGGGCCGGGACAGAAGTCCGACACCATCGACACAACCACGCACAACCAGACCAGCCCCTACAAGTCGTTTATTGCGGGCCTGAGAGAAGGCGGAGACATCAAGCTTCCCCTGTACTTCGATCCCAACGATGCGACGCATTCCGGGCTCGTCGCGACGTTCGAAGCGGGCGTTCCGGTGAACTTTCGACTCGTTCCGCCCTTCGTCCCTCCGGTCGCGTGGTCCTTCGCGGGCCTCGTGATCGACATCGGCCACACCTACAAAATCAAAGACGCCGTGATGGCCGAAATTACCATCAAGGTATCCGGCCGGCCAGTACTCGCGTAATCTCTGAATGGAGAAATACGCTTACCCAACTGAAGCCGTCACCGTAGATCTGGGTGACGGCAGGGACCGGGCGCTGCGCTATACGCTCGCCACGCTTCGGCGTCTGCGAAAGACGTTCGGCGTCCCGGTGCTTACGGGCGAATTGTTCCGCTCGATCGACGAGGACCGGCTGCCGGAGCTTCTCTTCGAAGGTCTGATGGACAAGTCCGGAATCAAAGACGCCGAAGCATTGGCGGAGATGATCCCTCCGGCTGCAACTCCCTATCTGATTCAGCAGTTCCTCGCCGCCTTTACGGGCGCATTCCCAACACCTGACCCAAACGCCCGGAGCAGCCAGCCGACGACATAGACTGGCTGCAACTCTGGAGCGCGGCGCGGAGTCACGGAATTTCTGACCGGGAATTCTGGGCTCTGACGCTCGCCGAATTCTCCGCGCTCATGGACCGCTTCCGTGAGCGCGAAGACCTGGCCTTTCTGCGCGCTGGGATAGTTGCGTCGACCATCGCCAACTGTCACCGCGACCCCAAGCACGAAGCGTTTTCGCCGCAGGACTTCATGCCTTCTTCTTCCATCACTCCCCCCGAAGAATCACACGAACCGACCCGTGAAGAATTCATTGCGAACATGCGCCTGCTCAATGCCAGCTTCGGCGGTGAGGACCTGACCCATGGCTAGCCTCGGCGATCTGATCGTTAAAATCGGCGGAAACATCGACGGCTTCCGCGATGCCATGAAAGAGGGCGGCGAGCTGGCCGACGGCTTCGGGGAGAAAATCCTCGAGCTCGGTCTCGAAATCGTCGGTATCACCAGCGTCTTCGAAGGCCTGAAGGAATCGATTGAAGTCTCGGCTCAGATTGAATCGGTAACCGTTGCTCTGGCTGCATTCACCGGTTCGGCCGAGAAAGCAGCCCAGGCGCTCGAGGTCGTTGAAGAAATCGCGCAATCAAGTGCACTGAGCCTAACGGACGCAATTCCGGCTGCCCAGCACATGATGGCGCTCGGATTCTCGATCGAATCCACAGCAGCAACCATGAGGGCCGCTGCCGATGCGGCCTGGGCGCTCGGGGTGCCTGTCGAAGATGTCAGTCAGCGTATCGCGCAGATCGGCATGTCCGGCATGGTCAGCGAGCGAATGCTCAGGACTATGGGTCTTTCGCTCTCCGACCTCGGCCGCGTGATGGGCATCTCGAAAAACGATGTCAAAGCTGCCATGGAGGGAATGGACGAAGCCACCCGCGTGGCGGTGATGGATATGGCCATCGAGCAGTCGAAGATGGCCGGTACCGCCGAGAAGGAAGCCGAGACCATATCGGGTCAGTGGACACTTTTCAAAAACATCTTTCATCAGGACTTCAAAGAAGTCGGAGACGACCTGAAGGAGATTACCGGGTTCTTTCTGCGCTTCGGAACCACCGTGGCGCAGGTTCTCGGAGACCTGTTCTCGAATCTTCCGGGCGTCGATCCCTTGAAGGGGATGCTCGAGGTAATCGGGAGCGGATTAACCAGTCTCAGGGAGCGCGGGAACTTAACCGGGACCAAATCCTTCGCGGAGGTTTCCGCGGAACAACGCGCCCCGAAGTTCGGCGAGAAAGGCCGCTTTGCCGGTCCGACCGCTGAGGCTGAAAACGCGGAAGGCAAAGATCCGCACGCGGCCGCGCTGAAAGCGCTCGCAGGAAAACAGGCAAAAGAAGCGGCCGGACCCGCGCTCGTCCGAAACACCAGCGCCGATCAGGAAGCGGTGCGTGCAGCTGATTTGGCGCGCAAAACGGCAGCGGAGGAAATCGAAGCCAAACACTCTGCGATAGTTGCCGAGAACAATCTCATCCAGGACGGCTTCGCGCGATCGCAGGCCGCGGCAGCGGAAGAGATCCGCCTGGCCGAAGAGAAGAAGACGCGGATTGGCGCGATAGACCAGCAGGAACACGACCAGCGGGTCAAGCTGCTGCAGCAGAGGGAGTCTCTCGAAAAGGCGGCGAAGTTCGAGAAGGATCCCGCAGTCAATTCCCAAAAACAGCAGGAGGTCCACGCCGAGGTAACCGGCAAGATCGCGGCTCTCGACGGAAAGCTGGCGGAACAACAGATCGCTCTTGACGCTACGGTCTCAAAGGCTGTCGGCAAGAGCAACGAGGACGAATCGAACCAGCTCCGTCAACTTGGCGAACAGACCACGCGCGAATGGGAGAAGGCTTACGCGGCAAAACAGAAACTCGCGCAGAAAACCTTCATCGAGCAGAACGCGCCAGGCGCATTCAACACATTAGCCAACCAGGCCTCAGAGGAAATCCTGGCCAAAGGCAAAGGCCAGACTGACGCTGAAGCAATCCAGACGAACAAGATCGCGCTCGAGCGGGCCTATGGCCTCGAGGTTGTTCACACGCAGGCGGAGCGGCTCTCGTTCGAAAGGCAGATCGCCGACTTCGACGCGCAGGCGCGCAACGCGAAGATAGCCGGGCTGCAGAAGGAACTGGAACTGGCGGCCACTGCCATGGCCGATTCCGAGGACGGCAGCGAAAAGCAGGTATCGGATGCGAAGCGCGTAGCCGAACTCTACAACCAGATCGCGCAGGCAAGGGCGCAGGCCAACAATGCCGATTCCGCGGCTCAGTCAAAACTTGCCATCGAGAAGAATAACCAAACGCTGGGTGCGCAGATAAAGGGTCAATTCGGGGACGGCTCTGCGCTCGATAAATCGAAAGTCGCCACAGCACACCTTGTAAAGGACAGTGTCGACGGAATCGCTTCAGCGCTGGCACGGGCGGCTGTCCAGGGTAAGGGCCTGGGACAGATATTCAGTCAACTCGGCAAACAGCTGGCTATCTCTGCCCTGACCAGCGCTTTAAAAATCGGGCTGGAATCGGGCCTCAAGGCACTGACCCCGCTGGCCACTGCGGCTCTCGCGGCTGTTCTTAAGCTGATCCCCGCATTTGGAGCAGTCGCCACCGCTCAGGCAGCGGCGGCGGCAACAAAGAAAGCGGTGGAATCGGCCGCGGCTGCAGCCAGTGTTACGAGCGCGGCAGGAGAAGGCGCTGCGTGGGGTTTCGAATCCGTCATGGCGGCACTTCCGTTTCCCGTGAACGTGGCTGTAGCTCCTGTCGTGGCAGCCACCACATTTGCTCAGATCATGGGCTTCGGGGCGCCTGCCGCATTCGCCGAGGGCGGCGAGCCTCCGCTTGGCGTCCCATCGCTCGTCGGCGAGCGCGGCCCTGAACTCTTCATTCCTCATCAACTGGGAACGATCATCCCGAACCACCAGTTAAAGGCCTTCGCATCGAGCGGCGGTTCTGCAAGCTCGATCTCGTCTTCCTCCTCGTCGGCATCGCAGACCAACAATTTCAACATTGCAGGCGCCAATAGCCCGCGCGAGACGGCGCGCGCCGTCGCCCAGTATCTCAAGACCGCAAGTCCTCAGTTCTCGAGGTTCGCCCACTAACCCATGAGCGCGATCGTTTCGGCCGTTCTGCACGTCATCCTCGAATACGACGCCAATGCCGCGGTAGCGCAGCAGACGCCGTCGATATCCGCCAACGGCGGGAACTGGTTCAGCCTGGGGCAATCCATCTGGACGCCCGGGCTTCCGATCTCCACACCGTTTGGCAGAACCGAATTTCACATCGATCTCGAGACCCTGGAGCCCGCGATGCGATGGGGCGCGAACTGGTTCCTGGTCTTCGATCTTTTCCAGGGCGTTGCCAATCCGAATCAGGTCGCGGATTATCTCGTTTACGATACCTGGGTCGTCGTTACCGATACAACCGGAACCGCAGTTACATACCGACCAACCAAGTCGGACATCGTCGGCAACGCATCGACTCCGCTCGATGGAATTCCAGGCGTCGACGCTCACAATTACGTCCTCAATCCCGATAACGCGATAGACGGCGATCCGGCAACGTTCGCCACGATTCACCGGGATCCGGTCAGCGGGCCGATGACCGACTGGCCGAGCCTGAAACTGAGCGCATTCGCGGCGCCGTTTACTCCGCCGCCACCTCCGCCGCCCCCGCCGCAGGCGTGGCTGGTAATCGATGAACCTGTCATCGGTATGACGGACAGAACTCCTTATCTGCACATGGGGGACTCGCAGCAGAACAGCTTCTCACAGCAGTTACGGCAGAGGGGACAGGCCACCATTCACCTTTTCATCGCGGCTGGAGATCGTTACGTCCCAACCCGGGGCGCGCCTGTATACCTCTGGGACCAGACCGACGACACGACATTCTTCCTCGTCTTCGCCGGGCTGATACAGGACATCGAGAACGACTGGACCGGGCACAACGCCGGCGACCGTTTCGTCCTGCTCACCGCGGTATCGCTCGAGTCGGTCTTCGACACCGTGTATGCCTCGCCGGTGCAGTATTTCGAACAGACTGCGGGCTTTATCGTCACAGACCTGTTCAACCGCTTTGAAACAGGCTGCCCGGTAACGCTCGGCGCGATCGGAGACGGAGCGATCATCCCGCTCTTCAACACGAATTACGAAAAGCTGAGCGAGATTTTCACGCAGCTCGCGACCACTTCTCAATACACCTGGTACGTGGATCCGTCGACGAGGCAGCTGGTGTTCGATGTACCGTCTGTCGCACCTGCACCCGCACCCTTCGCGCCTCTGACGGACCAGCCCATCCTCTGGGACTCGATCACCTGGAAGGTGAACGGCGCAGATTATCGTAACCGGCAGGCGATCCGGCTGAGCATGGATGCATTCGCGCATTCGGGCGAATTCTTTGTCGGAGCGGGGCAGCAGACGTTTACCCTGATGCGTCCCGTCGAGCAGGTCACGAACGCTTACGCCACGCTGTCGACGCCGAACACCGCGACAGGTACGTTTGCAGGGCAGCCGGCGCCGGGAGACACGATCACCATCGGCACTCCGGTCGGGACCTGGCTTCCATCCCACATTTATGCGGTCGGCGGGACCATCATCGATTCCGCAGGGCACGTCCAGAAGATCACCGGCGGGACCTTGCCGGGACTTTCCGGGCCCGGGCCTGCTCCGCCGATCTGGGACGACAAGGGCGGAACGACCATCGATGGAGCGGTCATCTGGACCGATCAGGGACTCTCCGGACTTTCAAACGGCACCGATACCTATACTTTCGTCACCGACCTCGACAATACCCAATTCGGCCAGGTGCTGATCGACCAGACGGCCGCCGATACCTGCACAAATCTCGTCAGCGCCATCAACGCGACGAGAACCTTCAACGGTACCCAGATCGCCGGTGTGACCTATTCGCTGCCCACCTGGGAATGCGCGCTGTGCAACGCCGTCAATCTTTCGGGCACGCATTTCACGCTGCAGGAGAAGGCCGCGGGCACGGGCTGGATTGCGGCGCTGTCGACCACTTCAGCCGCCTTTTCATGGTCGAGTCCTGTCACCACCGGCGGCACGTCCCCGCAAGGCTCGCTCGGCCCGGGCGAGGGCGCGACGATCTCGCTGCAGGTTTACGTGCAGGGGACCTCGGTCGCATCTCCGGGCCTTGCCTATACGCCGGGATCCGCGGTCATCACGCTCGCAACTCCGCTCAATGTCGGATCGAACCTGAACGTGGAATACACCCGCGCTGGCGGAGACGTAATCGAAGTCGAGGACACGGCGCTCGTCAATGCTTTCGCTGAAATCACGCACGGGACCGGGAAGGTTCAGCAGATCACCGACGCATCCTCAACCGGGCTGATCAAAACATCCGCTGCATCCGGGCTTCAGTTCGCGCAGGAAGCACTGAAGTCTTTCAAAGTGGCTCCGACAGCGCTCGAGCTGAAAACATTCACCCCGGGCCTGCAGGCGGGAATGGCCTTACCGGTCGATCTTCTCTATCCGATCGGAGGCCGGGACCTGCTGAACGGGGACTGGGTGATCGAGGAAATCGACGCCGAAATGGTTCCGGTCTCAAAATGGATCGGCAACGGCCAGGGACATTACAGGTACACGATCAAAGCGGTAGACATCCAGGAGATCGGATCGTTTCTCGACTTCTGGGAAGGTCTCGGCGGCGGCGGCGGATCGGCCGGCGGCGGTGCCAGCGGCGGACTGGTCGCGACCTCGGGCGGCACGCAGACCGTCACGCCCGGGCAGCAGGGCATCTGGTACGAACAGGAACCTGCCGGGACGCGGAACGGAGTGAACCGCGATTTCTATCTCGACTTCGTTCCGACCACGGCGCCGACCGGAACGCCTCCGGAAGTACCGTTCATTCTGCTCGTCAACGGCATCGAGCAGGATCCGTACTTCCCTCGCTACACGCTCGCCGGGAAGTCGAATCACATCGTGATGGCAGTCGCGCCCGAATCTACGGACGAATTTTCGGCAGCTTACTGGGCCGGAGATAAAGCCACCATCCCGATCGATACCTCGGACGGGTTCACAATCTCGGCGACGCCGGCATCGCGAACTATCAACGCAACCGATACGACTACCTACACCGTATCGATCGGATTCCTCGCCGGATTCGCGGGCACGGTGGCGCTCGTGGTCTCGGGGTTACCCGTGGGAGCCACCGGAACGTTCAGCCCGCCCTCGAGAACCAGCGCGGGAACGTCGACGCTTACCGTCGTGACCTCGAGCGGAACGCCCGACGCGACCAGCCTGCTCACTGTGAGCGCGTCAAGCGGAGCCACCAGCCACACAACGGTTCTGGTGCTGACGGTCGGGATTCCGGTAGTCGCGAGTGTTGCCGACGTGGTGTTTCCATCCGGGTCGGGCGTGGTGGATGTCACGGCGCACGGCGCAGCGGGCAATGGCACGACGGACGATACCGCGGCAATTCAGGCGGCCATTTATTACGCGCTCGCCCATCAGCTCAACGTGATCTATTTCCCGGCCGGGACGTATCTGATTTCCGACACCCTCGTCTGGAAAGATGCGGGCGGAACGTGGCGGGCCTATATTGCCTTCTGGGGACAGAACGAGTCAACGACCACGATCAAGCTCGCAGACAGCGCGACCGGATTCGGCAATGCGACCGGCAGCCCGCTTTACGATCTCGCGGCCATCAACGCCAAGGCCATGATCTACACGGCATCGGAATCCGAGACCAACCCCCTTGGCGCCGGTGAGGCCGGTTACTACAACGACATCCACGATCTGACTCTCGATACCGGAACAGGCAACCCCGGGGCAGAAGCCATCGACTGGGTGTGTTCGAACATGGCATCCATCCGCAACGTAACGATCAAAGGCTCGGGGCGCGTGGCGCTGAACGCATCGCGCGGCTGGGGCGGCGGCGGCAACGGCCCGGCTCTGGTCAAGAACCTGACCATCTCGGGGACCTTCGACTACGGAATCATCAACGGGGCCGGAGAGGTCGGAATCACCTGGGAGCACATCAACATATCCTCGAGTCCGAATCTGATCGGGCTCTGGAATTCCAATCAGAACACCTGGGTGCGGGATCTGAAAGTGACTACATCCGCGGCCGCGCAGGCAGTGTTGAACGAAGGCGTGGGCAACATGGTTTTGATCGATTCCGCATTCACCGGAGCTTCCCCGGGCGGAAGCGCGGTCCTGAACAACGCCTTTCTGTTTGCGCGCAACATCACCTCGAGCGGGTACTTCTCAGCCATTGCCCGCGTGGGCGGCACGAACATAACCGAATACAGCTCGCTCGGATACGTCCCGCTGTTTCTGCCCGCGGCCACGACTTCGCTCAATCTGCCGATCCTCGAGACACCGGCCTTCCTGGCAGACAACGATTTCACCCACTGGGCCGTTGTGACGGCTGGCGGCGGCGACAGGACGACGGACATTCAAACCGCGCTGAATGCAGGAAAGCCCATCGTTTTTTTGCAGGCCGGAGCCTACACGATCTCAGGCAATCTGACAGTTCCAAACGGCGTGCGGCGCATCTGCGGACTCTACTCGCAGTTGAATACCGCGGGATCGCACACGATCACGTTCTCCGGAACCTCGGGCGCATCGATCGACTTCCGCAGCCTGGCTTTTTTAGGAGACATTTCGCTTGTGAATCATGCGACCGTGCCGCTGGTGGTTGCGGATGTTTTCAATCCGTCGGGATACGGAAACGGTTCAGGCACGGGCCTCGTGGTCTTTTTCGAAAACGCAGCCATCCCGGGCACGATCACGCAGAGCGGAGGCCAGGCATGGGCGCGGCAATTCGACATCGAATCCGACAACACGAAGGTGGTCAATATCGGGGCCGATTTCTGGTGTCTCGGCTACAAGACTGAGGGCACCGGCGCGGGCGGCACCGGCCTCGGGCTCTGGTCGACCGAAAGCGGCGGCCGGACGGAAATACTCGGCGCGTTCAACTCGACGCCGGGCCCTGGGTCTTACCTCGGGTATTTTGAAACCGATTCGCAGTCTTCGATTGCGGGCTTGAGTTCCGGTTCCGTGCGCGTCACTGTCATCACGGAAACGCGCGCAGGCGTGTCGAAATCTTACCTGAACGCCGGCAACCGCCTGGGCGGTGCTGCGGTCACTCTGTACTCGGGGCGACCGTAAAAACATGCCGAACCGGGGCAATGTCAGGCTTACCCAGATCCGCGAAGGCGATCTCTCCGGAGCGGAGCGCGCAGTTGAGTTCGTAACGACCACCGAGAGCGCGAAGGCCGACGGAAATATCGGGATCTGGTCCCAGGGCAATCTGATCGACGGCGGAGCTGCCGGCGCAGGCGGCGGGGCCGGCCAGTGGATTCAGGAATCGCCGGCCGGGACAAGGGACGGATCGAACAAGGTTTTCACGCTCTCGCACTACCCGCTTGTCAGTACGATCACCGGCAACCGGATCGTCATCCTGTCGCTTAACGGAAGCGAGCTGACGCCGTTCGCTTACGCGGAACAGGGATTCGTTCTGGGCGGAGGCGAGTATGCAATCAACGGCCTTACTGTCACGCTGCTCTACCCGGTCAAAGCAGACGACTATCTGATCGCCACGTACTTCGCGGGCGATGCAGGCTCGGGCGGTGGGGCAACCATCACCGCGATCGACTTGTTTCACATCACAGAGCATCGGGTGCTCGATTCATTTGGCTTCGCCGTCGCCTCGGGTGATGAGAGTCCTTATCAGACTGCCGATCTGACCGATTACCTGAATCCATGGTTTGGCCTCGGAAGCTACATGCCAGGGAGTACGACTGCCTGGCCAGTCACGACGTCCGGGCCGCATGACCTGACCGGAGTTCCTTATCCGTTTCTCGGAACGGATTATCAATATGGCGCGACAACGGACGCCGGTTACGTCTTTTCGCTCAATTTCGAAATCTTCGAAGGGGTCGGGAACCCGAACCAGATCTCGCAGCTCCTCGTCTACGATGTGTGGATCCGCTTCACATTCTCGAACGGCAAGACCGTCAATCAGCGGCCGGTGTTCCACGTCTCAGCGAATACTGATGGAGTGTGCGGGGCACTCAATGATCCGTTCAATTACATGATTAACGGGGAGAAGGCGTACGACGGGGACCCGGCTACATACGCCGAAATTCACCGCGATCCGATCAGCGGTCCAATGGCTGACCAGCCGAACCTCAAAGTCTACTGGGGGCCGACCCCGCTCTCGCCTGCCTGACTTTTATGTCGCCACTCATCGCTGAATACGTACGGCTCTGGAAAGAAGCGCTCGTCTCGGATGCGGAGTTCTGCGCCAAACTCGATCTGTTGTCCTCGCAGAATGTCGGCGTTACCGACGCGGCAAGGGAAGAAGCGCGCGCGTGGATCTCGCTCGACTGGATCGTGCGCGAATGCGCGCCCGCGTGGCTCGATCTCGCGACCGTCATCGGAGCGAGAACCTTGTCGACCATGCAGGAACTTTCAAGCGAGTCCGTTGCCCAAACGAGCAGGGACATCGATGCTGTCCTCGCGATGCTGCTTACCGTGACTCCTCCTCCCGGCATTGTTGCCACAGACCGGGATACCGCTGTCGCTATGCGCTGCGCCACAGTCTCGTCGAAAATGGTGGGCTGGCATCTGTCGAGCGCGGCCGGGCTGCGAAACGCGCAGATGGGCACGGCGTGGCACACAGCCAGAGATGCTGCGCAGTTGATCCTCTCGCGTGCCACATGGATCGCCAGCCGTCGCGCTACGCCCGAAGAGTTTCGCAAAGCGCTGCCGGGGATATCCAGTTCCGTTCTGACTTTGATCGATAAGCTCCTCGAGACCAATGCCTAAAACAGTCCGCGGCAACCTCGATGCCGATCAGCTCAAGCTTAAATGCCGGCTGGGCGATACGACAGTCGTACAGATGGCCGACACGACTGCGGCATTCACCGCGGGCCACATGCTCGTCTTCGGAACGGATGGGAGCTCGATCGACGGCGGCGCGCCGGGCGGCGGTGTCACATGGGTGCGGGAAGTACCGTCCGGAACGCTGAACGGGACCAACAAAGTTTTCACTCTGGCGCACACGCCCACTGCAGGCTCGCTCGAGGTCTTCCTGAACGTGATGCAATCGCTCACCGCGGACTATACGCTCTCGGGCGCCACGATCACATTCGTAACCGCCCCGAAGGCATCGGACGCAGGCTGGTTTTTCGCCGAGTATACGCACTGACGAGGGCAACTGACGAGGATAAATGGCATTCAACACTTCGACCGAATGGGATGTGCGAACGACCGGCAGCGACGCCAACGGCGGCGGCTTCAATACCGCTGCCACCGGGACCGACCGGAGCCAGCAGGACGCAGCGTTTATAGCGTTTACAGATCTGGTTATCGATGCCACGACAAACACCAAGATCACATCTGCGGGGAACCCTTTTGGATCGACGTCGCCGGGAAACGTCATCAACATTACGGGCGGTACCGGCTTTACCGTTCAGCGCGTGCAGGTCGTGAGCGTTTCAGGAACGACCGCAACATGCGACAAAGCTGTCGGAACCACTTCGTCGACCGGCGGCACTGGCAACCTCGGCGGATCTCTGCTGACAATCGGCCAGGCGGCTACGCTCGCTGGCTCCGGTAATGCGGTACACGTCAAGAGCGGCACGTATACCGTGACCACCGGGGCCACGCTGACCGCCGGCTCGATTCAGAACGCCCTGATTGGCTACGGCACCACGCACAACGACGGCGGCACCGCGCCGCTCATGACGACCGCAACCAACTCGATCACCCTGCTGACCCTTGCGGGGGGATTTGCGGCGGGGCTCTCGGACTGGGTGAGCAATATCAACTTCAGCAGCTCGGCGGGAACGCCCGGCATCGGTATCGCGGCGGGCTCGGGCGGTCCTGGCCTTACGATCAGCGGTTGCAAGATCTCCGGCTGTTCGAAGGGCATCGACGCCAATACGTCGGGCAACTTCGCCAACTTCCTGCTGTCGAACTGCGAGATCACGGGCTGCACCACCTGGGGCGCCCTGCTGGGCGGCAGCGGCAGCACTTCGGTTATCGACTGCTACATTCATGGCAACGGCGGCGCGGGCACAGGCATCACTACAGGCGGCCTCTCGGTCAGTACGCTCAAGATAGAGCGCAGCCTTGTAACAGCCAACGCCGGGGTCAACATCCTTCTCGCGACCGGCTCCACGCCCGTTCACTTCATCGCAAGATCCTGCACGTTTGCGGTGGCCACCGGCACGGGCGGCTCGACGGTCGGCGGTGGCTCCGGCATCTGCCTCAATCAGGGCAGCACCATTCCCACGGTGACGATTGAGAACTGTCTTTTTTACGGCAACGCCGGCTGGGGCGTATTCACCACGAACGCCTCCGTCATCCTCTGGCAGATCGCCCGCGCCAATGCCTATGGCGGCAACACACAGGGCGGGCGGGGGAAGGATGCAACCGGAACGATTATTCCGGCAGGGACCGGCGACGTGACGCTTTCGGCGAACCCTTTCACTAATTCAGGATCGGGCGATTTTTCTTTGAACACAACAGCCGGGGGCGGCGCGGCCTGTAAAGCGGCCGGCTACCCGGGCGTATTCCCCGGTGCGACAAGTACAGGTGCTCCGGATATAGGTGCGGTGCAGGGATCTGCTGCCGGGGCGGCGGGCGGGCTGCTGGTGAATCCGGGTATGTCGGGCGGGATGAGGGGATAGATGAAACTTTCGTTGCTAAAAGGTACGACCAGCAAGTTGCTCACCGTCTTTATTCAGGATTCGACTTCGACGACAGGCGGCGGGCTCACTGGTCTCGCGTTCGGGACTTCCGGCCTGGCGGCTTATTACTTACGCGAGGGCGCGGGCTCGGCGACCTCGATCACGCTCGCCACTATGACGCTCGGTACATGGGCGACAGGCGGCTTTATCGTTGTCGACGGCACCAACATGCCCGGCGTGTACCAGCTCGGTATACCCGACGCGGCGATCGCGAGCGGGGCGAAGTCGGTTGTCGTCATGATCCGGGGCGCGGCCAATATGGCACCGCTGGTACTCGAAATTGAATTGACAGCAGTCGATAACCAGAGCGCGACAGCCTTCGTAACCGGAATCAATTCACTCGCACCGCCCACTAACTGGAACCTCGAGTCGATTGACGGTTCAGGCCGGGTTGACGTGGCGAAGGTCTCCGGAACTTCGCAGACGGCGCGCGATCTCGGGGCCAGCGTGCTGCTCTCTCCGGGCACCGGCACGGGCCAGATCAGCCTTTCCTCGGGCGCGGTGACGGCCGGAACGGTCTCGGACAAAACCGGCTATACCGTATCCACGGTGAGTGATAAGACCGGCTATTCTCTGTCGTCGGGCGGAATCCAGGCAATATGGGACGCTCTGACGAGCGCGCTGACGACGGTCGGAAGCATCGGAAAGCTGCTGGTGACGAATATCGACGCCGCAATCTCAAGCCGGGCCACTGCCGCGGGTGGCGGCGGCAGCGTCGATATTTCTTCGGCGGGAGTTCAGGCCATCTGGGACGCGCTCACAAGTGCGCTGACCACGGCCGGCTCGATCGGCAAGCGTCTCACAGACGATATCGGAGCGGCGCCTGCGAACTGGGCCTCCATGGTGATCGACGGCTCGGGCCGCGTGGATGTTTCGAAGGTCTCCGGCACTTCGCAGACGGCGCGGGATCTGGGCGCGAGCGTGCTGCTCTCTCCAGGTACAGGCACGGGCCAGATCAGCCTTTCCTCGGGCGCGGTCACCGCCGGAACAATCTCGGACAAAACCGGGTACACCGTATCCACGGTGAGCGACAAGACCGGCTACAGCCTCACCCAGACATTCCCGTCGAACTTCTCGGCGCTTTCGATCGATGGCTCGGGGCGCGTCGACGTCGCCAAGCTCGCCGGAACGGCGCAGACGGCGCGGGACATCGGCGCTTCTGTGCTGCTTTCCTCCGGCACCGGGACGGGCCAGATCAGCCTCACGAGCGGTGCGGTCACTTATGCGCCCGGTGAAATGGCAGTCAAGAAGAATACTGCTCTCTCAAACTTCGCCTTCCTGATGGTTTCGTCGGTCGATCATGTGACCCCGAAGACAGGTTTAGGTACGGGAATTACGGCCACGCGCTCGATTGACGGCGCGGCTTTCGGGTCCTGTACGAACACGCCGACAGAGCTGGCCAGCGGTATCTACCTGCTCGATTTTTCGGCGGGCGACCTGAACGGCACAGTGATCACGGTTCTGCTGACCGGAACCGGAGCAGATGCTCGTTACATCACGATCCTGACGCAGGCGTAAATGATTCTCATCTGGGGGCTGGATCAGCAGTTCGTCGGGCTCAACCCGCTGGTGCGGCCGTTCGCGAGCGGCGCGGCATCGATACCGATACCAGCGACAGCGCGGGGAAATATCGACTTCGACCAGATCCGGGTCGCGGCCAGAACCGGCAACGGATTGCAGCTTCTCACCTGGTCCCCGACCCCGGCGATTGCCACAAGCACCGGGGTTACCGGGCAGATCGCGTATGATTCATCCGGCAATTACTACTGGTGCTATGCGACCAACCACTGGGCACGGATCGGCCCGGGCGGCTACTCGAACTCGTTCTGAGTAAGGCCCGGCAGAGCAGCCGGAAAACGCTGGCCGGAGAATAATTCAACAGCATAAGTTCTGCCATCCGGATAATTGAAAGCCGGATTGAAATTGATGTCTCCGATCCAAATCTTCCCGCGCCTTCCATGCGTCGACGTGATCCAGCGAAGGGCGTTTTCGATCATGTAAGTCCGGTCTTCGCCAGGATTCAATCTTAGAATTGCGTCGATTTCACTCGCGATTTGATGGGCTCCCATTTTGCACTCCTTGTCAAGGTTTTGAATATGAACCCGGGGAACTAAGAAGTTTCCCTCTTAGTTCCCCACAAAACACCGAAAACTATAGCAATCCCGGAAATTTTATGCTCACCCCAACAGCACCACCCACCGCGCAGGACCATGCCAAACTGCATCTTCTGCTTGCGCTCCTCGAACGGCTCGGCATTGCCGCGCTGACTTTGGCGCCCGCGGTTGCCGCACCTTTCGTTCCTGCAGGCACCGGGCAGGCGGTCCTCGCCGCGGCTACCCCGGTCGCGCAGGCGCTGGCCGGAGCACTGGCGCAGGAGCTTGCCGTTCAGCCACACGTCTCTTAATTTCCTGATGGGCTGACGGGTTCAGAACCCGTCCAGGAAAACCGAATGAATACCAATCTGAAATGGCTGCTGGTCTGCGCCTGCCTCTGCTGTCTAAACGCCTTCGCGGCCGCACTGCCTCCGACTCCCGATCAAGTCATCATCCGCGAGCTGCGGCAGCGGATCAATGTGCTCGAGGACGCGACGCCGCACGCGAGCGTGGTGGGCGAACTGAGGCACGCCGAAACGATGACCCAGATGGATGCCATCACTCATCTGCTGAAGCTTGCCGATGCGTCCGACCAAAGACGGCTGCTGCGCCTTGCCGGGCAGGATAAGGCAGCCAAGGACCAGGCCGACCGCGCCAACAATTCCCGCCGGCTGCAGTGCATTACGGCCTGCCTGCACTTCTTCGAGGTCACCCTGCTCATGCTCCTGTTCTCCTCGCGCAGGAGAGTGACGTGACCGATCTCGCCACCGACATCAACCAGATCCGGGTCCTGCTCGCCACGCTCGATGAGCGGGTGAGAAACATTGGTAACAGCATGGACAATGACCGCATCGAGTGGAACCGGCGGGAGGTCGCCCATGCGCTCGAGGTGAAGACCATCAGGGACGACATCGACAGCCTGCAGCTCTCGCGGGCCAAACTCTACGGCGGCGCATTCGCGCTCTCGGCAGTGACGAGCGCACTGATCCGGGTGTTTCTGAAATAAAAAACTCTAGGAAACGCCTTCACCTGCCTTCACGCCTTCACCTTCAAAACCGTTTTTTAAGGGTTTTTTGTGCCATCGGAGTGCAGACATTTAGACATTTACTGCCAGGGCCGCTCGAAATTGAGCGGCCCTTTTTGCGTTAAAGGCCCGGGAATTACGATGTGTTGGAACTTCCCGCGGCCAGTCCGATGGTCCGAAAGTGCCACGTCATCGCCGTCGGCGTCTCGGCGCGGTTGACTGCAAGCATCTGGGGATAACCGGCATTGAAGTAGTTATCCGCGCCGGTGCCGCCGAAGTGGATCGCGTCCTCGTTGAGACAGAAGAGCCTCAGATCCACTGTTTCGGGACTAAGCGCTCTCACGATGATCGCCGGCCGGTTCTCGCCCGATGGCAGGGTGTACAGGACCTGCTGGCCGATGATCCGGGTGGTTTGCTGATACGTTCGCGGTTGTTCTGTTTGCGACATATGACAACAGAATATGTGATTTTCATGACTAAGCAAACACTTTTCATGATTGGCGGGGTAGAGTTGCTTTAAAGCGATGTTCATCACGGCGAGCGCGGTCTATGCCCAATATGTCGTTATCAGCGCGCGCCTGAACCTTTTCAGCTCGCGCCTGACTTCGATCGAAACGTCGCTCTTATCGCTTACCGCAACCGTTACCAAAGGAGAGGAACAAACTATGTCCGCGATTTCCGACTGGGCCGCCAAAGAATCGGCCACACTTGCCACGATCGCCACCGGCGTCCAGGCGCTCGATCAGAAGATTCAGGACCTCCAGAATTCAAACGGGACGCTGAGCTCAGCCGATCAGGCCCTGCTCGATCAGATTGCCGCGCAGTCGGCCGCGCTGGCTACAGCCGCGGCAACCATTCCGGCGGCACCGGTCGCGGCGTGAGGAGACAGACTTAAATGTCATGGAGTGTCAGCGCATCGGGAAAAAGCGACGTCGTAAAAGCAGAACTGGAGAAGCAATTCGCAAACCCGCTGGCCGAAGGTTCGGCAGGATTAGCGGATGAAGGCGAAAAAGAGACGGTCCGCAGGATCCGTGAGACGATCTGGCAGACACTGGAGACGTTCGGGCCTGATAAGACCGTTACCGTCAGCGCTTACGGACACATCGGATGGGAGAACTACGACACGCGGGCCGGCTGTTATCAGAACGTCAGCCTGAAAATCGAGCCCTAATTTATAGAGAGAACGTCATCTCAGCGTGAGCGCTTCCCGTTCGCCGAGCGAGTAAGCCCATTCCATCCAGTCCTGCCCTGGCTCAAACAGGATCGGCGGTTCTCCTGTCTTTACCCGGGATACGGCGATGTCGGCCCAGATTTCGGCTTCGAGCATTTCCTGATCGGACAGGAGCGAACGTTCGAAGAAGGGGCTGCGAACCGGCATCGGATGATGCTACTTATCATGCATCGATCAGGGTCGCGTCACCAGTAGTAGCATCACCCGATGGCATCGCGCATACGCGGGTGGGTGGCGCGTTTGAAGATCAGCATGTATCGGTCCCGGTCCCGCTCGGGAAACGTGCCGCACAGTTCCCAGCCGTCATAACTCAGCGCCGAGAGGCATTTCCGGACCTGGGTGTGCAGCATTTCGTCCGATACGTCGAAACTTTCGAATTTGTACTCCCACATCGTCATACCCGCGTAATCTACGCCACTTCGGCGTAAGCCACTTCCGTCTGCGGCTCCGGCACGGGAATGCCGTCTTCCCGCATCCCCTCCAGGTGAAACTCGATTCCCTCCCGCATCAAACGCGTGATCTCTTCGAGCGTCTCGCCGGTGGCCACGCATCCCGGAAGGTCCGGCACATAAGCGGAATAGTTGCTGCCGGGTACTTTTTCGATCACGATGGCATATTTCATTGCTGTTCACCTCCTCGGTTTGTCTATCTGTGCCTGCCGAAACACGGTTGCCACCGTTTTCGGGTGCATGTCTTCGCCGGGCTTTCCGGCTACCGTAACGCGTCCTGCCTTCGTCGGATGAACGAACTGGCGATGACTACCCTTCTGACTGTGAAACCGCCAGCCGTCGTTTTCAATCTCCGCAATAACGTCCCTGACTTTCACAACCCCATTATACCATTACCGCTTATGGTTATGGGATCTTTTTCTTTTTCCCTCCCGCCTTTTTGATCCGGGCCGCGACGCCCTTCATGGCAATCGCGCGCCGCTCCTCCTCGCTCAGCATCGATATCCCCTTCGGAACCCGTGCGGCTCCTCCGAGTTTTCCGAGTGCGACAGCCGCCGCATTCTTTCGTTTCGCCATCAGAGAAAAGATTACCACAAAACCATAAGCGCTTCTTGACAACCATAAGCGCTACAGGTTATGATGGTTCTATTAAAGAGAGGAAGTCCCATGAACGAAAACGAATCCATCCGTGACGCTGAATCCGCATATGACGCCATCGAAGCCATCGAGAAAGACCAGCGCTACGACGACGGCATCCACCCGCGCACGGACGCCTATACGCTCGAACTGCTGATTGCGGAGGGTAAGTAAGATGGCCCGCACCCAGATTTCCTTTCAGCCTGGCGAGCTGGTCGAAGTGGCCCTGCAGTTTGCAAAGGGCAAGCGTTACGGCGAACGCGCGCTGTTCTCGACCACGGACGAGCGGGTGTTTTATGTCGATGAACCGGTCGCAGTCAGGATCGAGGCGGAGATCCAGAAGGGCGAACGGTTCCGGCTGGGATTTAACAGGATCGCCGGCGAGAAGCAGTGGAAAGTCGAAAAGGTCGCCGCCCCGGGACTCAACGGAGCGGCGCTGGCAGTTCAGGCGGCCGCGCCTGAGCCACTGGAGAAGTTACGTCACTCGAATGGTCCCATGACAGCTCCCACGACAGCCACCATGACAGCCCAGGCAAGATTGCTGGGAGCTCTCTGTGTTGCTGTTGACGCGGCTGTCGAGGCGCAGGAATATGCCCGGAAACAGGGACTCGCGATTGTCTTCACCGGAGAGGACGTCCGATGTTTCGCCAACGCTCTGTGTATCAGTCTCGACCGGAGGTCCCTGTGAGTCAGCAACATCTGGTTATAGCCGCAGCAGCCCTCATCGCATACATCGCGTTCACGTTCTGGGTATTCAGGCGCCTATGAAGGCCGTATGCAAAGAGTGCGGCAAGATCACGGTCTCGAAGATCCAGCCGCGGGTCCGTCCCCGGCAGGGGCAGGTGAAAGATCCGGCCTATCTGAGCTGGTGCTCAAAGCAGCCGTGTTGTATATCGGGCGAACTCCCTGCCACCACGCACCACGTCAGAAACTTCGGCTCACCGAAGGACGATCACCGGGTCATTCGGTTAGCGAAGAGATTTCATCTGTACGAGGCAGGGCCGGATTCTATCGAGCGGCTGGGTAAGACCGCCTTCGAGCGGAAGCACGGGATCGGGATCGAAGCGGAAGCGGTCAGGTTGCTCGAGCGGTATCTGGCGCTGTATCGATAAAGTCCGCCTACCCCGACGCGCCTTCGCCGCCCATCGCCATCGGTTCGTTTGCGTGCGCCCCGAAGAGAATCCCCTCGACGTTCGTTACATTGGCTTCGCATGTTTCGGCGCGGTCTCGCCACCATTTCAGCCGCCCTTCGTTGTTTTTGATCTTTGCGATTTCAGTGACGTAGAAGCGTTCGAAGGCTAAGGCGTGGGAATCGTGCACGGCGTCAGGACGTAAAGCGAGCGGCGAGATCAGCGGGGTGGGCATAGAAGTTTCTCCAAGTGTTCGCGCTTTTTTGATAGTACTCAGTACTTCGGGTTGTTTTGAGAACTGGTACCGGAGCACTGGCAATCGAAGAGTATTGACGGCACACTTGGAAGCCAAAGGTGGGGTAGATCGAATGCGAGCCTTCTGCTGGTTTCTTACGATGCTTGGCAGTTTCATCGGCGGCCTTATTCTGGTCAGTACACTTGGCGGCAGCGCCCCGCAGGAAGCAGCTGGCGCGGCCGCGGCGGTGGCGTTCGGCGTTCTGCCGTATGTTTTCACCCGTGCACTGGAAGAGTTTTTTTCAAACGACCGCTATGAAGCGATGGCACAGGCGCTGACCGCACTCAAATCGATCGATCAGCGGCTCGGGAAGAGCGAAACGAATCCGCAGTCTGGGTTGGGTCCGCCGCCAAGATTCGATCTGAGCGCGCCCCGTTGAACACTAAGGCGACGCGCAACGCGCTACGTTTCCCACATTTTTAATGGGCGAAGCAAAAGCGAAACAGTAATTTTCCGTGCGCCGGTTACAGTTCGAAGGCGATACCATCACAAACATGCGCGGCGCGAACGTAGGCACCAGTACCCCGGACAGCGCGGCGCACTTGACGCGACGGCATACTCTGTCGCATTGTGATTTTGGATCTCGTGCAGGCATGTGCGAGGTTGCTGAACACAGTTCGTTCCGGACGGCGGGTCACCTCGAATCATCCGCTGTCCGGACAAACTCAAGTCGGCAAGATTCGAGATTCTTAAACGACACCTGAGACCACCAAGCCGCTAAAGCACCCCGGCCAGAGGATTCCGGCCCTGGAAGACGCGCGCTATCCGCACGTAGCGGCGCATGACCGCGGCGTTCGCATGCCCGGACAACCGCATGATTTCGATATCGCTGCCGCCCGCGATCGCGGCCGCCGTGATGGCTCCGGCTCTCAGCGAGTGCGCCCCGTAGGGCTTCGGGTCCATACCGGCCCGCCGAATCATCCGTACAACGGCGTCGTGCACCGCTTCTCCCGAAATCGGGATGTGTTTGACCACGTCCGATTTTTCGATGCGGCAGAAGAGCGGCCCGGGCCACGCGCCGCGCCTCGCGATCCAGTTCTTCGCGGCGAGAACCGGATCGGTCGCGGGTCGCGCGCCCGGCCAGACGCTCAGCACCCGGCCGCGGCCGAACTGGTCGGTCTTGCCATAGCGGACGACTATGACCAAACCTTCGGGCGCGAACGTTACGTCCGCCAGTTCGAGCACGGCGAGATCGCTGCGCCGCAGACAGGTCGCGAATCCGAGAATCAGGATGGCCCGGTCGCGCGCCCCGGCGTTCGTCGCCGCGTCGAGCGATTCCGAGATGCGGACCAGATCGGCCCCGGTCAGCGCCGCTTTCCCCTGGGGCTTTTCCCGCCTGCCACGGCGCACAGAAGTAAGCACCTCCTTGACGTCGAACGTGACCGGAGACGGCATGGTGGCTTGCCTGTGATACCAGGCAATGGCGCAGGCATGCCGGGAGGCAGTCGATGCCTTGTTGCCGTTTTCGGTCATCATCCAGGTGCAATAGAGCGAGACGGTATCGACCGAAGCGGGCAATGCGGAAACACCGGCCTCCTGGCACCACGCGTTGAACATGATCCAGTCATGGGCATACCCCTTGACTGTCAGGCCGGCACGCGCGGGCCGTTGCAGCTTATCCCGCAACAGGGCAATCCGGGTAAGGTTCAGTTCGAGCGTAACTGCAATGGTGCGGCTGCACGCGCGAATTTCGTAGGTTCAATTCGACAATGGGCGTACTGGGAAACAGGCCCGACGGAAAGGGGAGTTCTGGGAGTACCGTGCCGCTGACAACATCAGTCCGTAGAAGAATTCATTGTACGAACTCGCCTGCGAAATTATCGGCTACGTGGGGCGCAATGGCACGGCCACCGCCCCCCAACGCCCGTCGGTTTACCCATACCGCTGTTCTTAACTTGTCGAGGGTTCGGACAGCAAAGCATGAGCGGAAGCGCTGACGTCGGGTGATGAATGGCCTGCTGATTTTCATTTTAAGGAAATTCTTCCTCCCGCATCAACGCTCCGCCGCCGTCAGCGCGGTTTTCTTGGAGCGACTTGGACCGAAAGCTACATATCGATGAGCGAACCGAACGCGTTTCCCGCGTAATCCTGCGCTCGGGCACTTGGCACGTCGACGGCGATCCGGCGCCGTCGTTCCGCCAGGCCGTAAAGCAGGCGGTTGAAACCGTACGGCTTCCGAAACCGCTCGTCCCGCCCGCAAAACTGCAGTCGCCGCCCAAACCGCGCCGCGAACCGCCGCTGCCGCCGCCCTGGGGGGGCCCAGGGCCCGGGCCTCGCCCGCCGGTCCGGCGCCCGGGCAGCCCCCGGCAGCAGACGCTGCTCGAGCGGTTCGTCGCCGAAACACCCGCGGAACGCCTGGAGCGGTTTCTGCGCACGCGGGCCAAAGCCGTCATACCGGCGGAACCGGAACGGGCGAAAGGGGCGGGCGCATGATCGGCACCTGCCGGCACTGCCACCAGTACTACTGGCGATACCGCCGGGACCATCCCCCGAAGGGTTTCTGCTCCCTCCCGCATTTCGAAGCGGGACCGAAGAAAGCGACATCATCCCCTGCCCCGCTGAAACCCGATGTCCTCATATCGGAGTGGAGATCCCATCGCATCGCCGACCACGGAGACAGCCACTTCCTCCAGGACTTCGAATGCGACACCTGCGATTACTACGAGGACCGTTACGCGGAATCGCTCGGCTACTGGCTGGAGCACCCTGTCGTCAGTCCGGACCGCATCGCGGGACCGAAAGGGGCGGGCGCATGAAGACCGTACCGGAGGCCAACCTGTGACCCTCTGGCCCTGTTTCATCTGCCGCTCGACCGGGATGTGCGAGCACCGCGAGCCGGAGCTGCGACCTCAAAACGCCGAGACACCCATACTCCCGCTCGCTCCGCTGCCGCGGCCGAAACCGCCCGGGCGGGAAACCGGCGAAGCGAAGGCGAAAGCGGGTGCAGGATGAGCGGGGGGAATGGGGAGATGGCGTCTCTGCTGATTGCGTTACAGCAGAAGGTAATCTCCCGCGCGATGCGTTTTAGAATACGCCGACGCACGCATCTCTTCCCAAGAGGACCGGTATCCCCTCTTCGATTCGCGTCGTGCGCACCTAGGATACGTGCAGATTATCGGGAAGCCGCCGCGCGATCAACCTGGAACTGCACGGAGTCGTACGCATGAGCGGCGCGGCGCAGGCCCGCGAGAAGCGTGCGAAGACGCGCGGCGACTGGGGCGGCCAGCGACCGGCACACGAACACCCGAACAGCTCCGAGCCGAAATATGCATGGCTCGTCCAGCACGCGATGATCGCAACGGATGCGATCATTTACCGGGCAATCGAATCTCTCAAGCCCGTGGATTTACCCGGTGGAATAGGCCCGGGCGGTCAGGGACGGCTGCTTCGCAACGTCAGCGTTACCAGGATCGCGGCGGCTACGGCAGCGTTTACTTTTGACAAACGGCCCGCGCCGCGCCGCACCGTCGCGCACCGTATCGAGGCCATGCGGGCCAAAGGGATTATGCGGCTGTATGCCGCCACCGCGCCGCGCTCGAGCCCGTTCGGGCAGTCCTACCATCTGCCGACCTTCGATTCAATTCTCTCGTTTTGGGCTGACGATCCGGAGATCGGCACGGTCGGAAAGCGCGCGTTTTACGTGCGGAATAAAGGTCGGAAATTCTGCTCTGTCGCCGAGATTGGCCCGCCACCGCTCGGCTGGGGGTTCAACCACGTCGCCGCAGCTGCCAATCCCTCCGCACAGGCGAAGGCCGTCGACTTGGCCGAGCCCCCGAGGCAGTCGTTGCCGGCTGAGGCAGATTTTGACGGGCTCGTGGCCGCGCTCATCGATGTCACAGGCGCCGCCGCACCCAACGACGCAGCATTTGTATGGAAGACAGTCGTCAAGGCCAGCGGCAGCCGGCCGCTGCCCTCGATCGAGGACGTCTGCTGGATGGTCCGCAATATAGGCCAGGAGCGCAGGGCAGTGGGACAGCGCGTAACTACGGTGGGATTCATCGGTGATCCGAAGGACGGAAAAATTCTGGGCCGCATCGAGACCTGGCATCGCGAGCGCAGCGCAAGAGCAGCCGCCGAGGCGAAAGCCGCCGCCTTCGATCGCGATGCGCGGGTCAACCGTGCCGCCGAACTGATGCGGATGCTGGAGCGCGACGACCTGCCGCCGCCGGATCGGGAACTGGCCGCCGAAGGGCTCGCGGCGGTCAGCACTGAAGATCTCGACGCCGCACATAAGCTGCTCGCACGGACAAAAGCCCGGACTGCGTAAGCACTCCGGGCTTTCCTCGTTGATCGACTGATTCCTTCCTCTTTCGCACCCGGCGCTGTTTACTTTCCCCGGCGATTCCATGGCTTGCCATACCCGCGCCCTGGTCGCGAAAAGCGTTCTGGCACAGACTGTGCCATTTAGCCATGCAATCCGGCGAAGACTGTGCCAGATTGGCAGACCTATACCTTATTGGTATTAGATTCAACTCATTAGAGAGTTCTAGTAGTAGGCGGCGTCGGTACCTTAATTAAGGCGGCGCGGCCCGCGCATCCTATTTAATGCCGCCTGACGCCCGGTTCCAATCCCGAACGCCCTCCCGAACCCGAGTTCCGGTCCAACCCCGCCGCATCCCGGTCGGACAACA